CTGAACGCCCTGCGCGCGATGGGCATGGCCAGCATCCTGCTGGCGCACTGCGAGATCAAGCGGTTTGACTCGCCAGAAGTTGAGCCGTATGAGCGTTACCAGCCCAAGCTGCAAGCCAGGTCATCGGCACTTGTGCAAGAGTGGTGTGACATTGTTGGTTTTGCTAATTACAAGACGATCGTCAAATCCAGCGACGTTGGTTTCAATAACAAAGTAAGCCGCGGGATCAGCACCGGCGAGCGCCTGCTGCATACGTCTGAGAAACCGGCATATCTTGCCAAGAACCGCTACAGCCTGCCAGATACACTGCCTCTGGAATGGTCAACTCTGGCAGACGCAATGACGACCACAACCGAACCAACTAACCAAACCAAAGGAAAGTAATCATGGCCGCTTTAAATTTCAATGCTGAAAATGTAGAACCGCAACAGAGTTTTGACGCCCTGCCCCCAGGCCGTTACGAAGCCATCATCTCGGAATCAGAGATGAAAGACACCAAAGCAGGGACCGGCCAGTATTTGCAACTGACCTTCACCGTTGTCGGTGGCCAGCACGAAGGGCGCAAACTCTGGTCGAGACTCAACCTGGTCAACCCCAACGCGACCGCGGTGAGCATTGCCGAGCGCGAGCTGTCGGCCATCTGTCACTGCGTCGGCATCCTCGTGCCGCAGGACAGCGAGGAGCTGCACGACCGCCCGCTTATTGTTGATGTGATCCAGGAACTCAACCCAATGAGCGGCCAGCAAACCAACCGCATCAAGGGTTACAGCCAAGCGGTCAGCGCCCCGGCGCCGAAAGCCAAACCCGCGGCACCGGCAGGCTTTGCGACAGGCAAGGTTGCAACCGCAACCCCCTGGGCGAAGAAGTAACAAACCCGCTGGGGCGGCAACGCCCCGGCGTCATCGGAGGATGTATGAACAAATCACTGCTTGAAATGAAAATTAAATATCTTGAGAACCAGCTTTCCAAAGTTTGCAAGGATGTGGAAAGGTATCGGTGGTTACGAAAAAAACATAACGGAAAAGATGGCACTTGGTATGTAGGAGCCGCAGACGGATATCGTGGGTTGAGCGATGGTATAGACAGGGCAATGAAAAGGGGAGAATGATGACGCAATTGCCAGAACCGCAAAACAGCACCCGCACCGCCATTTTCAAGCACTACGAAACCGCCGCCGACAGGCATGGACGCCCGCACTTAGGCGCATCTGAGATTGGCCACGAATGCGACCGCTACCTGTGGTTATCATTCCGCTGGGCTAAACCGGCAGACTTTGACGGCCGGATGCTGCGCCTGTTTGACAGCGGCAACCACCAAGAGGCGCGCCTGATAGCTGATCTGCGGGCCATAGGCGTAGAGGTGTGGGACAAAGACCAGGATGGCAACCAATGGCGATACAAGGCATTAGGCGGCCACTTCGCCGGCAGTCTCGATGGTGTTGGCCTGGGCCTGCCGGAGGCGCCCAAAACGCCGCATTTGCTGGAATTTAAAACAGCGAACGCCAAGAGCTTTGCCGCCATGGTGAAAAATGGGGTAAAGAAGTCCAAGCCGCAGCACTGGCAACAGATGCAAGTCTACATGGGCTGGGCTAGTCTGACACGCGCCATGTATCTGATGGTTAACAAAGACACAGACGAGATCCACGCCGAGCGCCTTGAATTTGAGAAAGACGCATTTGACCGGGCGATCCAGCGAGCCGAGCGCATCATTACGGCGCCAGAACCCGCGGTGACGATTGCTGACAGCGCAGCCGGGTTTACCTGCAAATTCTGCCGGTTTAAAGACCAATGCTACGGCACCGAGGCGCCCGCGGTGAGCTGCCGCACTTGCGCCCATTCGACCCCTGAGATCGACGGGGACGGGCGCTGGAGCTGCGCCCAGGCTAAACCTGACATGGACGTAGCCTCCCAGCGCGCCGGCTGCGGTGAACACCGGCATATCCCGACCTTGCTCGGTCGGTTCGCGGAGCTGATGGACGCCAGCGCCAATAACCTGCTGACTTACCGCAACAAGCTGACAGGCACCGAGTTCCAGCAGCCTGTCTATAGCAGCCAGGACATTACCAATTTGTCCGACAAGAGCTTACTCGGTGATGCTGGCCTGACCAACTTTAAACAGGAATTCGATTGCGACATTAAACCGGCGGCGCCAGCACCGTTTGCCGACTTGATTGATGATTTGCCTTGGGAAAAAGCCGCCGCGCCGAAACGCGCCAAAAAGGGGACAAAATGAGGATCCAAACAGCCACTATATCGACTAAAGAATTACAAAAAGCGTTGCGGGATTTCTGCGCGGCCAACGGTGGCATTCCTGACACCGTTATCATTCAAAGCTACAGCTCGCAAATTGTAGTCAGCTTAAGACCCGGCGGCATGATAACCGCCGACGAGATAAATCATTCTGTTACAGGAGCCTAAAAATGAGCAGCAACGCATTTAACGAGCTGGACCGCGAATATACCGAGCGCGAAGATTATCTTGCCAACCGCGCAAAGGAGCGCAGCCAGAAACCGTCGATTGATCCTTGCCCGTTTTGCGGGCACGACGACATCGAGGTTGACGAGATCGAGCTGGGCATTATTGCTATCTGCTGCCCTGAATGCATGGCAATCGGACCGCACCAGGACGGTATCCAGTCGGTCGAAATGGCCATCGAAAAGTGGAACCGACGGAAATGAAAGAGTTTAGGTTAAAAGTTAGCGTCCGCAATAATCTGCTTTTGTCTGCAATCGAGGCACAAGGTTACACCTCGGTTGCCGAATTCGAGCGCGCTTGCGGCTTGGGAATGGGCAGAATAAATAATCTTGTCGCCATGCGAGACGCGCCAATTCTGCAAAGCGGAGAGTTTTCGCAGAATGCAAAGTTGGTTATGGAAGTGCTAGGTGCGGCACCTACTGACCTTTGGACAGAGCAGCAGTTGACTATCAAGCTCAAAACAAACAGCGGTGAGCGGGCTATAGATGCAAACCTCGTGCAGCATTTGCTAGAGCAAAAGAGCAGAAACGACTACCTGCCATCGCCAGAGGACTCACTGCTGGCGGCAGAGACATCGGCAATCGTAAATGAGGTTTTAGGAACTCTCAAGCCGCGAGAAAAAGACGTTTTGCAGCAACGATTTGTTAATGATTCAACGTTACAAGAAGTCGGGAATCATCACGGATTATCAAAAGAACGAATCCGAGCTATCGAGAGTAAGGCGTTAAGAAAATTACGGGATGTAAAACGTGCGCCAATTTTGAAGGAGTTTTATTGATGACTTTTTTTGACGCATTACTGCCGCAAATACATTTAGTGCGCGGGGCGAGGAAAATATCGTTTTGGGTTCCAGCAGAGGATTTCTCTGCTGAAACAGGGATGACATATTTGCAAGAGGTCGAGCATGACTTGAAGATATTCCAAAGGCGGCTAGACAAGGCCGTAGCTACTGGTGTGTGCGGCCAGCGGCTTGAACTCATACGGCGGCAACGTGATTACAAACGGAAAGTTTTTATCAAGTTAAAAAAGGCAACAAAATGAAAACATTTTTTGCATGGCATTTTACTGCGGACAAACTGCGTGATGGCTCGCCGTTGCCTAAAGTTGGAAAGTGGGAGCATTACGAAGGAAAACTTGAAATGTGCAAATCAGGCTTACACTGGTCGCGTGACCCATTTGACGCCCTGCAAGACGCACCGGGCGCCAACCTTCGGCGCGTTGAAATCAAGGGAGACTTTTTAGAGCAGGACGATAAGGGATGCTCGCACTATCGCCGCGCAGTCTATCAGACTGATGCCACAGAATTGCTGCGATATTTTGCGAGGGTGCAGGCTCTATCTGTTGTCCACTTATACCCAAACGGCACAGATGATGTTGTTTTTGATTATTTGATGACCGGAGATGAGTCAATACGCAAAGCCGCGGGGTCTGTTGCAAGGGCTGCCGCGAATTATGCTGAGTGGTCTTCTAAGTGGGCTGTTGCGTTGGCCGCTGCAAGGGTTTCTGCTGGGTCTGCTGCTCGTGAGGCTGCTTGGGCTGCTGCTGCGCGGGATGCCGAGTGGGAGGCTGCGTTCGCTGCTGCGCGAGCTGCTACGCGGGCCTCTGCGTATCCTGCTACTGCTGCGCGAAAGATGTTTACGGAGTTATTGTCGTGATTGTTGAATACATAAACTTGAGGAGATGAGATGAGCTACATAGTAGCGTCTGTGCCACCCGTTAAATGCTTTGTTAAACGCGAGTTTTTATACAACGATCACAAGGGCCACAGCGAGTTAGAACCTGCGATATGGGTTAGCCTAAAAGCACTGCGTGGTCAAGTGTTTAGAATTGAATCGTTGCTGCCTGCATACGGCGCTCTGTACGACAAGCTGCCAATTCACGCATACGTCTGGAAAGCCAACGCAAGCAATCTACCCATTGATATATTGCAACTGTGGGACTGCATGGGGTATCGCTTTACGATCATTGAAAAGATAGGCTTGCGTAATCTAGGCGTTAAGTTTTTAGCCAAAGACAAAACGTGGCACTTTGGACGCTACATGTTTACAGTAGACTTTTGCGCTGACGAAATGACTCTTGACACAGGGTTTACTGAGCAGGCAGAGGAACATAAATCCTTCAACTGGATTGCGTTAGACAACGGGCAGTTTGCTTGCCAGCCGAACAATAGGTGCCTATGGTATGACCAGAGTCTAGTCCCAGCAGAAACAAAATTTCCTGATTTCCAAGCAGCGCAAAGACTGTGGACAGTGGATGGCACACGTAAATGGGCAGCAGGTGATGATTGGTTTTACGACTTCAAGGAGATAAAATGAAATTCTTAGAGTGGATTAGACAACTGTATACGCCCGCAACCTGCGAGGAACTCATGGTTCGGGAACTGGACACGGCGAGGCGGGACTTGCTGCTGGCAGAGACAGCGCGAGACTACGCAGAGAGTATGGTGCTGTATAACAACCAGAGAATACAAAGGCTAACGGAAGCACTCAAGGAGCGTTTAACATGAACTCTAAAGACTTAATTGAAGGCGCAACGCAGGGCGTAGCTGGATTCCTTTTCCATCATCCTCATAGTGTTGTGGAACCTGCTATGAACCTGATAGCTGATAGAGTAGCGAAAACAGTGGAATCGTGGCTTGATAGTCACGAGGACGAAATAATTGAAGCCATTGCAAAAAAAGGTATGAGATGAGAACCCCGTCGATGTCGGAACTAGCTGGCGCAGCAGCAGAGAAAATAACTAACCGCAAGTGGTGTTCCAACTGCCAGGCTCACAAAAATACCGCAGGTGGCGTGTACATTCCGATAAACAAAGGCAAGCAGCGCCGGTGGAAATGCGCTGCTTGTACTTTAGGTTAGCATTCCCTCGGCAGTTTTCTTAGATTCTGCAACGCGGTTAAGCCATCCTTTACCAAATGTAGGAAAAGTAGTAAGGCTGCGATAGAAATTTTCTTTAGCTGCTGAGAAATTGTTAATAAAATCTTCTGCATTTGTATCTTGAATGGCTTTCAAAGTTACAGGGCCAATGATGCCATCAGCCGTTATATTTAAGGCACGTTGAATAGTTTTGACGCAACGAAAAGAACCAGCATTAACAGCAAAATCAAAGGCAAGATAATCAGCACCGCAAGGCAGTTTATCGCCACAGACAGCATCCCAATATTCTTTCCGGTAGAGTGGCGAAACCATCTCTTTTGTGAGGCTACGCATCTCTGCTTCGTCAACTGGGTGTCCGACATATTGCTCCCATACTCTTTGGGTGACGCCTAGATTTGTACGCCCGCCGGGGTCTAAACTGTGGTGAACGTATCCTCCCTCGTGCTGCAACACCAGCGCAAGAGACTTCTCAAAGTTATTTTGCATCATCTTCCTTACTAAATTTTATACCCGCCAGCAGTCCGATAAATCCACCAATGATTGTCTGAAACGCTGGCCCAAGCAGCTTGAATATATCTTCGTTGTTTATTTCTTTTTCAAACAAGCCGAAGCACAATGCGAAAACCATCCCGCCGATGACTACGCACAATGTAAAACTTACCATCGTCGTAACCACAAAAGTTAATTTGTCGTTCATCTGTTGCTCTCAGAACTTTTTATTTTCTCAACTGACCGCATCGCCCCTA